GCAGTTTGTAATTCTATGTTGTTTTTATCTAAAGATAGTTTTTCTCTTGCTAAATCTATAGAAGTTTGTGCATTTGATAATAAAAGGTCTTCCTGTTCAGATAAAACACGACCCAATTCCTCGTTAGCTTCAATTCTATCTTCTATACTTTTGCTTTCATCATCTCTTATCTGTCTTAATTTCTCTGCTTGTATGTCATAGCGTTCTATTAAACCTCTATTAATAGCTTCTGCTTTTTGTGCTGATTTTTCTAACTCGGTTATTAGTTTAGCTTGCTCTATAGCGGTTGTTACACTTACTTCGCCTAGTTCTTTTATCGCAGTTTCACCAATAGTTGTTAATTCTCCTACAGCCTCACTAAAATTGCCTACAATGTCTTTACCAGCGTTTATCGCTTCGGTTGCTATATCTGCTAAATCTTGTTTGGTTTCTTTTATAGCATCGTTTAATCTATTGATTGTTTCGGGGTCTTTATCACCTAAAAATGATTTTTCCCACGCTAATTGAACTTCTTGGATACCTAACTTTAAACCAAAAAAAGTAACCTTTAAAGGAGTTAAAGCAATCGTTAAAATGCCTTTTAAAACTTTTCCTAAAGCATCAAAGCCACCTGTCGCTTCTTGTACAGCATCGTAAGTATCTGTTATCGCTTCAAACACTTGGTTAAATACTATTGAAATAGTGGTAAAAGTAGTGCTTAAAAAATCGGTAACTTTTTGATTTTGTGATAACGCTTCTGTAAGTTTAGCAACTAAAGCAATTATTAAACCGATACCTAACGCTTTTAAAGCAGTACCAACACCTTTAACCGCTTTACCTAAACCATTAACTACTTTGGATTGTTTTTTAGCTTCTTCACCAGTCTTTTTAATGGCTGTTTGATTTTCTTTGCTTACCTCTTCAACCTCTTTACCATATTCATCAACTGATTTAGTTAAATTATCAATAGATTCAACAGCTTGTGAACTATCACCCTTAATTACTATTTCGATTTCTTCAGCCATTGTCTTTTAATTTTGCGTTTAAACCCTTTCCAAGTCGTAACGTATTCGTGTTTACCTTTTGCTATTTCTATATGCTTACCACCGCCATAGAAATCATCACTTTGCAATATGTCTATTATTTTACTTATCATAAAAAAAAGCCTACCCACAAAAGTAAGTAGGCTATACAATTTTAAATATTATGATTCTGGAATATCTTTAAAGTCATCAGCAGAACCGTTAAATAATTCGCCGTTAGTTAAGTTGCCTTTTTCATCTGTAACATCAGGGTATGTATCTTCACCTAATTTACAATAGAAAGTTAAGTCATCGTAAAATTCTGCACCAGTAAAAAACGCATCTGGGTTTTCTGGGTCAATTGATTGATTTTGAAAATACTCTTCTACAAATGGAGAAGTAAATTTAATATCAGAACCTATTAAATTATTAACTCCACCGTTCCAATTTACACCACTAAAACTAGAACCGCCAACACCAGACCAATTATCTCCAATTTTTAAACCGCCTGCTATGTTTTGACCTGTTACCATTGATGTAGGTATGTATAGGTTTGCTCTCATTGCATAACTTCCCGTTGAAGGGTCGCCCAAATAATATTTAAGTCTTTGAGTTGATGCACAATAAACAAATAAAATACGGCTAAAGTCATTCGGTGCGTACCAAGTATTTGCCTGCGCTCTTTTAGTTACATTAAACAAATCATTGTCAGAAGTTACATATAAACCCCAATTTGTTGAACCTTGTTGCGCTTTTAATGTAATATGAACGCCACCCCTTGAAAATAAAGTCATATTTTGAGGAGTTGACGCACCCGTTACACCAACCAATGTAACGCCGATAGTCCAATCTTGCGTAAAGTCTAAAACTGAATCTGCATTATCAAAACCTATGTAATCATTAACACCATCTAAATCAATGTATTTATTAGATTGGTTACCTGCTGCACCAAAATCTGAAATAGGTACAAAGTCTTGTATATCAAAAGACCAAAATTGAATTGCGTTTTCTTCACCTGCTATTAATACTGTGTTTAATTTACCAGCAGTAGGTACGTAATCACCTGTGTCAACTGCTTGTAATGCGTCTGATTTACTTTGAAATAGTCTTTCAAACGAGTTAAATTGATTCCCTAAACCTCTTAAAGATAGAGTATCTACTAATAATGTGTCTATTGCTGCCATTTATTTAATTATATTTATTTATTATCCTGCTTTTACTTGTATTACATTTAAAAAACCACTACTTAAACCTTCTCTAAGTATGCAATTTTCACCGCATTGTTTCCATTCATCATCCTTACATTCGTAAGTTATATTCCAATCTTTAACATACATCATTCTACCATCATATAATAAATTAATAGAGTCTAAATCGCTTCTATGTTCAACTGATTCTACTAATTTTCTAACTGGTTTTATTGGAAAACTAGGCATTATTGATATTACATCGCCTTCTTCGTTTCTATCTTCTTCAAAAATATCTTGTGTAATAGATACCCATTGATTACCGTTGTATGCTTCAAAATTATTTGTATCTGTATTAAATATCAATGCCTTTTCACCATCGGTACAATTATCCCTTTGTTCTTGGGTCATTTTCTCTATGGTTGTATGCCAAGTTGTATTTTTTCTCATTTTGTTATTATTATTTAATTAAACTTCTTTTAATTGGAAAAAACTACCTTCCTCTGCCGTAATATCATTGCCATCTGTTTCGTTTTTTACCCTTAATTCTACATAGTCGTCTTTATCTAGTGTTATTTCAGTGATTATAGTAAAATATGCAATATCTCTACCGCCTTGTAAATTATTTACAACTCTAGTTTGTTCTTTTCCAGAAAAATTAACAAATATACCTTGACTGTTATCCCATTTACGTATTCTTACAGTGATTGAGTTGTTTTGAGTGCTTTCTAAATTCAAATTACCTATTAATTGGAACTCTCTAGGAAAATTACCTAAGTGTGTTAACTTACCATCTGCACTAGCGGAAAAATGTTCTAAATCAGAACCAGAAAAAATACCAGCTAATGTATAGAACGTTGTATTGTTTGCAACTGACGTTGTAACTTCTGTTGAAACAGTTGATTTACCACCAACGTATGTATTAGGCAATCCGTTGTTGCTTTTCCAATAAGATGAAAGCATACTTTTTGATATGTTTGGCGTTATATTAGAATCATCGGCATTATAAACGCCATTTCTTGTAATCTCACACCCTTTTAGCTGAAAAGTACTAGAGTTTGCAAAATTAGAGTTTTGAAAGTCTGTAAAAGGTTGTAAAGCACCTAAATCACAATTTATATCACTTAAAAACCTGCTATTCATAACAAAAGAATTACCTTGTTTAAATAAAGGTTCGGGTGTTGAGTTTGACATAGACCTAACTATAGAAGTAGTAATTCTGTAACCACCTAACCAAGTACCGTTAAATGTTAAAGAAGGTGAGCCACCGAATCTACCCGTACCGGTTTCTAAACCTTGCCTATAATTATATAAATCTCCTAAAGAAGTACAATCTATATAATTAACTCTTTGAATCTCTATTGCATTAAATCCAGTGGCATCATATAACTCATATACCTTAGAATTACTACCGCTAACAGTGATAAAGTAATCAAAACCTAAAACATTACCGCTACCTATTAATGAAGTTTCACTAATGAACATAGTGTAGTTGTTTTCTGTAGATGTCAAACCACTAAGGTCAAAAGAATAACCTCTAATAGTCATACCTGTAGTTGGTACTGTTATTTGAGTAGTACCCATATCTATTATGCCATCTAGGAAATATTCTTTTTCACTATCAATAACACCACCTAAAGTAGTATCTTTATTTTCTTGGTTGCAAATTATAATATTCTTTGTTTCTTGTGTATTTAATGTTGTCCCATCTTGAAAAACATTAGATTTAAAAAGCCAGTCACTATCTTGCGTATCAATCCCATTTACAGAAACACCAGTGCCTAAAAAGAAATTACCATCAACAATACCCTTACCGCCAGAATTAAAATTACCATTGTTCGCTAAACCACTTAAAATAGTTGTGCTATTTCCAGATATAAATTTACTACCATCTGTAATATTTATAATATCAAAAGTTGCAGAACCTAAGTCTAACAAAGCTGCATCCCATTCAAGAGCTAACATATTTGATATATTAATTTGTGCATTGTTTGTGCCTGTCCAAGATATACGGTCACCAGCTTTTATAATTGTAACATTTATTAATGATGTTGTAAACGCACCAGAAATATTAGCAATTTCATTACAATCATCTATAATAACATTATTCATTACTAAAGATGTCAATCCATTGCCTTGATAGTCAATAATCAAGTCATCAGTATCGT